GGATCTGTTATAGAATGTAAATATAACCTCCGGGTCGTACAATTCATTTCCAACGAGAACCTGTTTTTCAGAACCATCGTCCGTCATCTCAACAATCTCATCATTTATCTCAGTGTCTTCGGGTTTCCCTTCATCTGGCGATATTCCCATACGAGACTTCAGATTTCTAAAATCCTGGATCATGTAATACACACCCGCGTTCTTTTCGAGACATTTATTTACTACCAACATTTTGACATCGTATGGTATTTCATTATACGTTAATATCTTTTTGTCTTTGTAAGTAACAAGAGAATGCATTCCTTTACGTAGACTAGACTGAATATAATAATTAGGCATGAAACTTCCTCTGGATTCGATATTCTTGTTTAATTCACCACAATCTAATACACTATCGTACGATTCGTCATTATAGGACTCTTCTGAAAAAACAATGAGTTTCATGTTCAACTTGTGTTCCAATGTAGAAATTGACCATTCATCGGCAACAAAACTCGAAGATTTAATATAGTCCTGTAATTTAGTTATGGTATCAAGATCTGACATAAAACCAAAGTTTGATTTCATGAATATTTCCGTATCCAAATTTTGCTTCTTGAGGCGTTTGATTTCTTCGCTGTGTTTTTTGGCTTGATCTATGATAGATGCACGGTCATCGCGCGAGATAGAAGAACTGTCATTGGTCTTCTTTAACCCGACCAATGCCCTCTTATTTTTTTCCATTATAGAATTTGTTTCGACCAATTCATTTTCCATGTTCAAATAAGAGCTTCTATATTTTTGAAAGACTTCATCTGTCATTTCATTCGCAAGTAATTCTCTTATTTTCTGAACAGTCGTATTTTTTCCAATTTCGGCATAAGCATCACGAATAACAATAAAAAGGGCATCGTTTCCGCCATCATTTTTCTCTATTTTGTAATTATCATTCTTCATAAAGTTTTTAATCCATTCGGCTGATGTAGAAGCCTTATAGTCATCACGATATTTGGTTGCGTCATCTTTGTTTTCTTCAGACAGGAGTGCTGGCATTGTTTTATTATCATCCACATCAAATATGTCAGATGCTATGTTTTTTTTAGGGGTTAATTCGTCGTCTTTATTGTCTCTATTGTCTTCAATGCCTTCCCTTTCTTCTTCTTTTTTCGGAGCAAATACATTAAAAACACTATCCATTATAGAGTTCTTTGATTCCTCCTCATCCTCATTGTCTTCATCCTCCTCATCTTTATCTTCATCATCCTCTTCTTTATCTTCATCTTTGTCGTTGTTCTCCTTATCTTCATCTTTGTCCTCTTCTTTATCTTCGTCATCATCATTATCATCTTTTGTTGATTCTGTATCATTAGTATCTAACATGTCACTATTGAATGAATTAACAAATTTCTCATTTACATAATCAAAAAGCAATGGTTCTGTCATTTTGTCGGGATCAATATCACCTTCATCATCGATAATATTACTTTCTGTTCCTGACGCAATTTCGAGAACACCAATCTTGCCTTTTGTGACATCGTCAACCACGAGATACATGGGAAAATAAGACACACCCTTTGATAAATGCTCATCGTTTATTTTCCCAAATGTAACAGTCATTTCCTTGTTGGGGTCAATGTCTCGAAAAATAATATCATAAGTAGATGCCTCTATGTTATTGTCATTTTTATCGACACGCTTCGATTCTTTATGAACAACGTCCGGGTTTATCTTTGACAGCACCATTATGTATTATATATATAAAAGTTATTTTATATATATGAATCGACATTAGCTATTTCGAGTTATGTATATTATTTATGATTTCTTTCGGATAATTCATTTCTTCTAAAATAGCAACACCTCCTTTAACCTTTGATATGCCATTAGTCATTTTAAATGTATATTTATCAATCATATCACCCTTAATAGTTACATCCATCTTGTAATTTTTGAAGTTGGGTGTTTTTTTAATTTTCTTACATAATGAAACATAATGGGTAGTTAACATGAAATCAACGTTTTGTTTTTTGGATAGATATAATAAGAATGCGTGTGCAGATTTAATTGCTTCTTCGGGATTAGTTCCGGAATAAAGTTCATCAAATATACACAAATGTCTGGTATCTGTATCATTGGTATCGATAATGTCCAGAATTTCTTTACATCTACGCGATTCTGCCTGAAACAAACTATCCCGTTGTGACGTATCGGGGATATTCAAATAAGAATGAATATGCGTATAAGGAGATACACAAGATGACTCATAGAATCCACATCCGAATTGTTGTGAAAATATAACATTAAGTGCCATTGATTTTAACATCGTTGTCTTGCCTGAAGCATTTGGTCCAGTAATAATTGCGTTCTTTTTCAAATCACAATTGTTAAGAACTGGATTTTTATTTACTAGCGCAGGATAACACATATTATTAATTGTTGTATCGCTATCTGTAGTGAAAGACGACATTGCTATATTATTATCTAACATGTTCTCACGAATGCCCTTAATACAACTGATGTATCCCTCGAATCCAATGGAATATCTAATTGCATTCTCATAATCATCATCGTCGTGTATTTTATAAAAACATTTCAATAAATAACCAATCTCTGTAATTTTTGAAAACGTTGGTTTTATATGTGTGATTGAGTCAAGTTCTTCTCTTAGTTGCTGTAACACTACAATGTGTTTTGTTGATTCGGTGCAGAAGTTGCTGTATGTGGAAAAATCGGCATTAACCTCTGTAAATGCGGTCATATGATTAATTGTCGTATCGAGATAATCCTTCAAGTTGGTGAGGTGGTCGTTTATTTTGTTTAAATTATTATAGAATCGAAGGCAAGCCCTATAATTTTGGTATATCTGTAGGAAATACAATCCACCTAACATTATTATATATGCAAGACTAGTCAGATTCATCGTTTGAGCGTTTTTGATAATCATTCCAATAAAATGGTTTTTGGCAATATTTTTAAGGGTGTTAACATATGTAGCAACGTCGATGGGTATGCCTTGTATCTTGAGTATTAAGAATGGAAATATTAAGAAGAATATGGGTATGAAGAAACTAAGCACTGGCGATGCCATGTTGATAAATGACATTGTCTGTAAGAATCCTGATGACGAATTGAGATGTTTTCCGATATCCCATTCAATAAAGGAATACTTATCAACAAAATTTCGATCTTGTTTCGTATCCTGCCATAAGCTAATCATTTTCGAGCAATCTACAGATTGCTGTTCCTTTAACACATAATCTACATTCCGAATAACGTCTTGTGATTCGGTAAGAAACGAAATGTCATTTGTAAAATGTTTTGACCATTCTGGTATCAATGATTTTGAAAACGCATTTGTTGGTTTTAATATATGCTCATACATAGTGAGTCCTTCTTGTTCATTTCCGGAAATGTCTTCCGATTGGGGAGTAGACAATTCTAAATCATCTGTTACGTTCTTACTTAGTTTAAACACCTGTGTTTTATCCAAGTAGTTAATTGGCAACTTGAATACCTTATGTATATCTTTATTTTGTATTGATTCTCTTGGTGGTGTAATGTGAAAAATGTTTTTAAACGAAAACATGTTACACTAAAGTTATAGAAAAAATATTATAATAAAACGAATGTAAAGTTTGAAATATTATACGCAAGAAGGTCGTTATTTAAACCGATGAATTCTTCGTTGGTTTAAAGAAGCTTCTCAATATCTCTTGGAAGTTCGGGAATAAGAATATTATAGTGAGCCTCGAGTTTATGCATAAATTCAATGTCCTGCTTAGTAACAAAGTTGATTGCTAGTCCCTTACGACCAAATCGTCCTGACCTGCCAATTGCGTGTAGATATGTTTCTACACTCCGAATCATGTCAAAGTTAATTACTGTGCTTACCTGCTGAACGTCTATGCCACGTGCAGTGATCCCTGATGATATCATGACACGAAATGCACCATTTCTGAATTTAGTAAGCGACTCATTCTTCTCGGCATTGTCCATCTCACGATGCATACAACACACAGCGAATCCGTCAGAAACCATTGCGTTATATAAGTCGGCAACTCTCTTTACAGTTCCTACATAAATAATACACTGAGACGTGCTGATAATTTCAAACAAATCTTGTAGGGTCTCATATTTAGATTGGTCGTCTGGTAACGCAATGTGAAACTGTTGAATACACTCCAATGTGAGCTCGGCAGGTTTGAGAGTAATCTTGATAGGGTTTCTCATAAACTTCTCGGTAAGAGTTAGAATATCATCTGGAATAGTCGCACTGAAAAGAGCAATCTGAACATCATCATTGAAATACTTGAATATCTCATAAATCTGTTCCTTGAATCCTCTTGACAACATCTCATCTGCCTCGTCCATTACAAAAACGCGGATAGTGCTGACATCGATGTTCCTACGACGCATCATGTCGAATACACGACCCGCGGTTCCTACGATTACATGAGGAGTATTATTACGCAACTCATTGGCATCGTCGGATACTGATGTCCCTCCGACCAAAGTCTTAACTACAATCCCTTCCATAAACTGTGAAATAGATTTTACAACATCTGCGATCTGCGTAGCAAGTGGCTGTGTAGGGGCGAGAATTAAAGCCTGTGTAGTTTTCTTGGTAACGTCTATTCGCTGTAGAGTTCCAATGGTGAACGACCCTGTCTTTCCTGTACCTGACTGGGCTTGTCCGATTACATCATTGCCATTGATGATTGGCATAATGGCTTTTTGCTGGATAGGCGTAGGCGTCTCAAATCCATATGCGAAGATACCTCTTGTAATATCTTCGTTTAATTCGAGGTCGTCCCATGTATCATATGATTTTACTTCCTGTGTTACATCTGGTGGTGTTTCATTTATTGTGGGGGCAGTAGTGTTAGTAGTAAATGTGCTCATCTGTTTTGTATTACGACACAATGTTTATATGTGTTTCTTAATATTATATATATGTTATACCAAACTCATATAAACATTTCAGACCATATATATGCAATACCTTCTGTATACAATGTCACAATACAGCATTACTCAAATAAAACAAATAATGAGCGACGGAGTAAAAAGACCGTTGTCTGACGATTTAAAGAGTGTGTTAAGCTCTCTTTCGGCACTCATCTCGAATGTTGATGGTGATGATGGGTATGTAAAACAAAAGCGACATGGTGGCAATAAAAAGAATGAGGTATTCAATAAACGCGGATATCGTGGAAACGGCAATGGTGCGATTAATGATAATTATTCAAGAGAAACTGTAGGTGATGACGCGGATTGGGCTACTGTTAGAAATTTCAAGACCACCATTATTGAAAAGAAGAAAGGGATTGATAAGAAAATTAGTGAGATTAGGATAGCACTGAATAAATTTTCTGACAAAAGTAAGAATGAGCAAACGCTTAAAATTATGTCGCTGATCGACGATGTAATGGCAGATGAAGACGAAGATGCTGAGCACGATGAGAACCATGAAGCAACTCGAAATGCCAATATGGAAAAAATTGTGAATTTCGTGTTTGATATTGCCAGTTCGAATGGATTTTATGCCGAGTTGTACGCCGAGTTTTACAGCAATTTAATTAACAAGTTCGATGCGTTCAAATACAAGATTACAGACATTGTAGAAAAATACAAGGATTCGTTTAATGATATTATCCCAGTTGATCCGAATAAGGATTACGACGCATATTGTGAGTTCGTCAAGAAGAATGATAATAGAAAGTCGATGACCACCTTTATGTGTTATCTTACGAAATGCGATGTGCTTTGCCCTGGTAATTTGTTGTCTATTGTTAATTACATGGTCGGTCTTGTTCCTGAAAAGGCAACTGATGGTGAAATGTCCAGCGTAGTAGAAGAGTTAATCGACAATCTATTTATTGTTGTTACCACTGTGTATGAGTTGTACAAGAACGATGCTACGTTCAATGATGTTGTGATGCCCGAAATTCTAAGAATTTCAAAACTCAGAAAAAGTGACAAGGAAGCATACAAGGGAATGTCTTCACGTGCCACGTTTAAATGCATGGACTTGATCGACTTCGTAAAGAAGAAGAATGTGAGGAGGTTCTAAATAATGAATAAATATGTTGTATCGATGAATTGATACAACATAGAGGAAGTGTGGTCAAACAAAACCATAATGGAATTTATTTCTTCGAATATATCATTATTTTTTCCGCTGTTTCTCGGTGGTCAGTAACGTGTATATTTTTATTATATAATGGCTGTATCTCTAGCAATGTGAAATACTTTTCAGTAATTTCATTCATATCGTGTAACAAGTCATAACTCTCGCCTATGTTATTAGAACCATAACCAGATAATATATAACACATTTTAGAACCCGGTTGGAGAACATGATAACACAATTTTATCGTTTTTTCCCAATATTTGTTCAACCATTCCTTATATGTCTTATACTGTGTAGTGCTCTGCTTATCTCCTGGATATAATTCCAATTTGTAGTAAGGTGGACTAAAAAATACAAGGTCGAAATGCTCTTTATATGTATCTCTGAATTCCTTACGAGCCATCAAGTTCTCTGACGGCGATTGGAATATTTTAACCTTCTTATTTGGGTATTCTTTTTTTATAAATGTCTTGGTTCTCTTACATACATCTCCAATCACATCTGTTCCTACGTATTCTGTTACTTCATCGCATTCTAAGAATCCATATGCGTATGATGTCCACCCCAAAGTAGGCGTGAATATACGAGACCCTTTTAAAACAACTTTGTTTAGGGAATACACCAAATATGGGTTCATGATCGACGCCCTAAAATAATATGAAGAGAACACACTACCTATGCGTCCGTTTTTTAAGTAATGAATGGCACTGGGCGTTAGTATTTTATAATCAATAATTCGATTAATGTATAAATCATCTAAAACGTTCATAAATGTCGGATTGTTCTCTATTCCGGATGTTGTATTTTTGAGTATATCGTTGTAATGTAGATTGCGTATAACGTTTTTATAATTAACCAATTTGTTGTTATTCATGTTGTTATTGGTCATAGGTTCTCTATCTATGCTGGTATCTTTGATTTTAAGAGAGGTGTTGTAGAATCGTTTTAGATATTTATCACGTTCGCAAATGTGTGTAAATAACATTTTCAAGTCCTCGTGTGTAAACTTCTTGGTCTTCATGTATTCATCTAATGGTACTGTGCGATTTCGTATTCGAACCTTATATGTAGAAAGAAATTCATCAAAAGCATTTGAGTATCCGTTTTTATAAATGGCAAGAAAGTCATCTTGTTTAACAAACATCATATATTTTAAAGATACAAAAAAGCGCAGAGTCGTTCGCACTATGGGACATAAATATAAAGATATCTTGTATTAATATAACACATGGCATTACATAACATCAATATACCTATAATGGACCATCTTTCAAAAGAAATTGATTTGACATTTGTAACAAAACCAATCAGGTTTGGACCCCAAAAGGTTAAAAGGAAAAGGAAAGTGTATTTTGACGATAAAGTACATATGTATGATACTCACAGTAGAAGTGATATAAACAGTCATAATCTAAAACAACAAATATGGTGGAATAGAAATGATTATAATCGTTTCATTATGGATGCAAATTTCGAACTTATTAATTATTTAAAACATACGAGAACAAATAACATAGCAGTTGCAAAACGACATCTGTGGCGAGGTTTTATAGAAACAAATGTTAATATCTAACAACATTTGTTGTTTTTGTGCGATAACCCATCATTGGTAAATCTAATTGAATCCGCATTTAATGGTGCGTCGGGTTTGAGTTTCAATAGTTCGACCGACGTTTTAATCATCATATCTGTTATGTTTTCTCCAGTCTTTGCACTTACTTCGGAAAATAACAAATCATATTTGTCAGCAAGTGCTTGTCCTTCTGTCTTATCGACTCGTCTACTATCATTAAGGTCCATTTTATTGCCGAATAACACAATTATTACATCTGATTCTCCCCTG